CCATCGTGCGCGTGTCGGGGTTGAAGTTCGACCCGATCAGGCGCCACACGATGTAGGCGTTCGCCGTCGCGGCCAGCGCCATCAGGAGAACTGCTGCGATCATCTTCTTCATCTCTACTCCTCTGGAAAGTGGTGCCGGTCTCTCCCGGCTGTCCCCATCATGCTTGACCATCTGGGTCTCGCCTCACGGCGATCAGGGCCAGTGGCTTTCGCGGCTGCTCTACGAGGCCGAGCCAGCCTCTCCGCTCGCATCCGTTGCGGCAGCCTTCGCCGCCTTGTCCGCTTCCACCGCCTGCTTCTTCAGGCCGGCGTGGTGACTGACCAGCAGCTTCTTGTCCGCTGCGCTGGTGCTGTCCCAGAACTCTTGGTACTTCTTCAGTCCGCCCGTCGCCGACACGCGCGCCGCCTGCAGCAGGCTCCGCAGCTCGGCTGCATCAGCCGCCTCAGCGTCCTGCGCCGGTTCGCCGTTGTCGTCGAGATCGTCGTCCGCCGACACGCCCAGCATCGGGCACGCCGCGTACCGACGGTAGTAGGTGACCAGCCCACCGAAGGACTTCGGGTCGCCGTTGTCGTAACGCGGCAGCCGAACCTCGGAGATGACGCGACCGCCGTCCTTGTGCACGAGCTGCGTGATGAGCAGCGTGCCGCCATCGGGCACCGACTCCAGCGTCTGCACCAGCGCGAGGCCGTTCTTCGCCATCGCTGGCCGCGTGGCGGTCAGGATCGCTTCGAGATCCGCGTAGCGGAAGGTGTAGCTGCCCTTCGACGAAGTGATCCGCACCGTGCGGTTCTTCGCGATCGGCTTGAACTCGCCCTGAGCGGCGGCTAGGGCAGCGTAGAGCGCGGCTTGCATGCGGCGGTCCTCACTGCGGGCCTTGATAGCTTCGAGGGGGTGGCCGGTGAAGCGAGGTGCTTCCAGTTGGACTGCATCCCCTTCGCTCCGATCCGGAGAAGAAACTCGATCCCGCGAACCGCTGGATCCACCAGTGTCTTTCGACTCATCCATCGTTCCTCCTGTACGTGACTCGTGTTGAAGTGACTACAGGACGAACAGTAAACCTATCCGGGCTACACCGCAAGCGGTTTCTGTACCGCAAAACCGACCGTTCGTCGGCTAGTGGCGGCGCAGGCACTCGGCCCGCAGGGCGTCGCGTTGCTCGCGCGCCTTGGCTCCGAGAGCGTCCGCCTCGAAGCGGGTGAACATCTCGGTCGTGCGGGTCACGCAGTCCGGGTCCATCCCACATGATGAAACGGCCTCGGTGAGCGCGGCGGCGGCGCGCGCCGACAGGGTGGACCGCTCAAGGTCGTGCTGGTGCTCGATCGCCGGCGCCGTCCCGGTGAGATCACCCGAGCACGGGTTCGCGATCTGGGCCATGAGGATGACCATGACGGTCGCGACGGCGACGATCGAGACGACGAGCCAGCGGAGCGTCATCAGTGCAGCCACTCGCCCTGCTCGGGCTTCGTTTCGCCGAATAGGTACTGGACTACGACACCGCGCGCTTGCTCAAACGTCCGGCAGATGAAGACGGCGTAGCCCTCGTTCGCGACGCTGCGCCCGAAGTCCTCCTGCTCGTCCGACAGGCTGCCGTCGTGCGACTTCATCTCGATGTACAGCCCGTGCCACCCGTGGCGCGCGACCGGGAGGAAGACATCGAACACGCCCGGCTTCAGCCCCATCGCCTTGAGCTTCGCCATGTGGCGCGCGGCTGCAGTCCTGTCGCGCCCGAGGTACGCCCCGTTCGGGATGTGGTGCGCGAGCTTCAGCTCGGGCCACACCCGCATCTGCAGGCGGATCCACTGGAACAGCGCGATCTGCTCGCCGGCCTCTTCACTGGCCGCCGGCACCCGGGCGGAGCGCGGCATCAGGCGCTCTTCTCGGACCTGAAGAAGGAGTCGATCGTCAATCGTGGGTCGGCCGCGTTCAGCTTGCGGAACATCGCGAGCGACGGCTCGCACTGGCCGTACGCCAGCTTCCGCAGGTAGCCCAGCGACGTGCCGCACTTGTTCGCGAGATCGAGCTTCTGGAAGCGATCGAGCTGCTTCAGGAGTTCGCGTAGGGTGATGCCTTGTTCGGTGCTCATGGTTCCTCCTCAGAGAGAGTGCGGCGTACCGCTGAGGAGAACACTACCCGAGTGCACGTGGGTTGGAGCGGTTGATACCCGGCGGGAGCGTTTCGTATCGTGGAATCGTTGAGCGTGGCGTGGGGTCTTTCGCGCGCCCCTTCTATCTTCTAGGAAGAGGTTGAAGACCCTCAACACCCCGAGCGGCCCATGCCTCAGCCATCCCAAGCAAGCTCAGGATGGCCTTCGCGCTAACACCCGTCGGGTTGTAGCCCCGGCAGCCGTTCGCACTCTCGGGCGCTACCTTCGCCACCCTAGCCGCTCTTCCAGTGCTTCCCCACAGTGCGGCGTTCCCGCCACGGCGCTGTCGTTGAGACCCCGACCACCGTGACTGCTCTTTCGAGGATCCGGACTGTACTCCAAGCGCGGGACGGGCTGCAACTGGGTCGTTTCGCCATGTGCAATACAGTGCAGCGGCCGACGAACGGCGGTCGGATCGGTTGCACTGGTACACCGTCCGGGTACAATCCGCGAATCACTGGAGGAGTCGATGATCCCAACGCTTCGAGAGTACCAGCAACACGCGATCGACGGCCTGCGTTCAGGGGTTGCGGAAGGGCACAAGCGTCTCGTGCTCGTCGCCCCGACCGGAGCCGGCAAGTCGGTCATCGCCCACGCCCTCGTGGCGCGCGGCGTGCAGCGCAGCAAGCGCGTCCTGTTCGCGGTCAACCGCGTCCAGCTCGTGCAGCAGTTCTCCGACCGCCTGATGAAGGCGGGCCTCGACCACGGCATCCTGCGCGGGGAGGACTCGCGCCGTGAGTACCTGCCGGTCATCGTTGGCTCGATCCAGACGATCGCCCGGCGTGGCCTGCCCGACTCGTTCGACATCATCGTGATCGACGAGGCCCATGCGGTGCCGGGCTCGAAGGACTACATGGCGGTCATCAAGGCCAACCCGAAGGCCGTCGTGCTCGGGCTCACCGCGACCCCGTGGGCGCGCGGCATGGGCCGGTACGACCCGGATCTGGCGGGCGCGATCTTCCAAGACGCTATCGTCGCGGCCAGCTACTCGCAGCTCATCGAGGAGGGACACCTCGTCGACTGCGACTGCTACGCCCCGAGCGAGCCGGACCTGACCGGCGTCCGCACCCAGAAGAACCAGTTCGGCGAGACCGACTACGTCGAGAGCGAGCTGGGTAAGGCGGTCAACCAGCCGAAGCTGATCGGTGACATCGTCGAGCACTGGAAGCGGCTGGCGAACGGCACGCCGACCGTCGTGTTCGCATCGAGCATCGCGCACTCGCAGGCGATCGTGCAGGCGTTCATCGACGCCGGCGTCAAGGCCGAGCACATCGACGCCTACTGCGATCACCCGGAGCGCCAGCAGATCCTGAAGCGCGTCGACGAGGGCAAGACCACGATCATCTCGTGCGCGGCGCTGCTCGCCGAGGGCTGGGACCAGCCGTCGATCCGCACCATGATCCTAGCGCGCCCGACGAAGAGCCTGATCCGCTACATCCAGATGGCGGGCCGCATCCTGCGCCCGTACCCGGGCAAGGAGAAGGCGCTGCTGCTCGACCACTCTGGCACGGTGCTGCGGCTGGGGTTCCCGACACAGGACCGCGAGTACCAGCTCGACGAGGGCAAGCCGCGCGAGGCTGGAGATGCGCCTCCGGTCGAGGAGAAGCCGCCATCGAAGTGCCCGCAGTGTGGGTTCGTGGATCCGCACCGGAAGAACCCGTGCGAGGTGTGCGGCCACAAGCGCACGCGCGCGATCGACACGGCGACCGGCGAGGGCACGCTGAAGAAGCTGGAGAAGAAGGCGCTGGCGACGATGATGGACAAGCAGAAGTTCTACTCGGAGCTGCTGCACATCCAGCGCGACCGAGGCTACAACACCGGATGGATCGCGCGCCAGTACCGCAACAAGTTCGGCGTCTGGCCGAAGGGGATGCAGGACTACCCGCTTGAGCCCAGCCCAGAGACCCGGTCGTACGTGAAGTCGCAGATGATCCGCTTCGCAAAGGGCAAGGAGAAGGAGCGCGCTGCCGTGCAAGCGCCCCTCCTGACGCCATGAGCAAAACCTCCGACGCTGCACGCGGCCGCTGGCCGTCCATCCTCACCTCGATCGGGTTCCCGGCCGAGGCGCTGGTCAACAAGCACGGCCCCTGCCCGCTCGGATGCGGCGGCAAGAAGTCGTTCCGCTTCGACAACAAGGAAGGACGCGGCACGTGGATCTGCAGTCACTGCGGAGCGGGCGAGGGCGTCGAGCTGGTGAAGCAGTTCCTCGGGCTCGATGCGCGCGAGGCGCTGAAGCGGGTCGACGAGCTGCTGCCGAAGGCGATCGAGGCGCCGGCGCCGAAGCCGAAGGACTTCGAGCGCGAGAAGCGCCGCATCAAGGAGACGTGGCAGCGCTCGCGCCCGTTCCATGTGGACGACCCAGTCGGCCTGTACCTGAAGCGCCGCCTCGGGTTCGTGCCCGAAGGGCTCGGCCTGCGCTGCCACCCGGGGCTCGGCTACTACGAGGGCAAGGAACTGCTGGGCACCTACCCAGCCATGATTGCGGCCGTGTGGCTGGGCGATCGTGTGGTCGGCCTGCATCGGACGTTTCTGTCCGACGACGGCCACAAGGCGCCCGTCCCGTCGCCGAAGAAGCTGGTGACCTGCGTCGAGTCGATCGCCGGCGCTGCGATCCGCCTTGGCCCGGCTGCTCCGGTGCTCGGCGTGGCGGAGGGGATCGAGACGGCGCTGTGCGCGAGCTACAAGTTCATGCTCCCGGTGTGGGCCACGATCAGCGCGAACGGGATGGATAGCTTCGTCCCGCCGGCCGGCACCAAGCACGTCGACATCTTCGCTGACCACGACGTCAACGGCACGGGCCAGCTCGCGGCGTACAAGCTGCTGAACCGGCTCGTGCTCCACACCGACACCACCGCAGTCGTCCACATCCCGCCAGAGCCCGGCACCGACTGGGCGGACTAGGAGGAGCCATGCCCGCACGCATCGAGATCCGAGAAGGCCAAGCGTTCACCGACTCGCGCTTCACCCGACGAGTGGTGGGCCTATTCGAGCGCAACGGCGCCCCGAGGGTGGTATACTCGAAGGGTGGAGACAGGTTGTACCAGTGCGGTCGAGAACAGTTCCTGCGCTTCCGGCGTCACGCAGTCGAGGTGACGGACTGCTCGATCGTGATGCCCGAGGAGGGTGGCTTGCTCAAGGAGGAGGGTTGATCCATGTCAACAGTCGACGACATCGTTGCGTTCAAGGACGAGGTGATGCTGGCCGGGTGGAGCGACAGCCACAACGGCAGCCCGAAGGTGGTGTTCTTCCTGCGCGACTCGAAGTCGCTCGAAGCGTTCCGTCACCTGACGGTAGCGAAGGGCAAGACTGCAGGTCACCGCTTCGTGATGGTGCTCGTCGAGTTGGGTGACGACGAGATGCCGATCAACCAGAGCGACAAGAAGGGTGGAGCCTTGACCAAGCTGGCCGCGATGTTCTGCACGCAGGAGCGCTTCTGGCAGTGGGCTCGCCTGTCCGACGAGAACGGCTGGGCGCGCGCCGAGGCGATGGCGATGACCAGCAAGCCGGTCGAGGTGGCGGCCGAGTGGATCCGGCTGGTGTGCGGTGTGCAGTCGCGGCGCGAGCTGGACAGCAACCCGGCGGCCACGAAGCTCTTCCACGAGAAGATCCGGATCCCGTACTCGAAGTCGCTCGACGCGGTGCCGTTCTGATGCAGAAGCGCACGTACGTCCGGAGTCAGAAGGCGCGCGACGCGGCGCGAGGACAGGACTGCACGCTGCGGCTGCCGTTCCACTGCAACGGTGACCCCGAGACGACGGTGCTGTGCCACTCGAACCGGGGCGCCGACGGCAAGGGGATGGGGATCAAGGCGAGCGACGATCGCGCCGCCTTCGGGTGCTCGTCGTGCCACGACGCGCTCGATGGTCGCGCACCGCTTCGAGGTGGGCTCACCCGCGCGATGGTCGAGACGGAGTTCGATCGTGCGGTCGAGGAGACTGGCGCCATCCTGCGCGCTCGCGGCATCAACCTGAAGGAGGAAGCATGACTCGACGCCGTCCGTCGTTCATCGGCCAGTTCCACAAGCACGTTCGCGTGGGCGTCTGGGTCACCGGGCGCGAGCTGGCTCGGCGGATCGAGTCGTTCAACGGGAAGACGCTCAGCGAGTCCGCGCTGTCGCCGCTCGCGAAGGAGTGCAGCCAGCGGCTCTCGAACCTTGAGCGCTATGGGCACGTCCTCCGCAGGTTCAACCCGGCGGTGAACGCCTTCGAGTACGCGCGGAAAGAGACCCCCGAGGTAAAGAGATCAACGTGGTTCCCCTCACCCCCCAACCATGAGACCATACCGTAGATTTCCCCCGGAAGGAAACACCATGAAAGACTACGACTGTAACAGGGAGCCGATGATGTCAGACGTAACCCCGACGGAGCCAGCTAACGACACCCAGATCAGCCACGCGATCCACCTCACTGACCGTGAGATGACGATTGCGAAGGTGGCTGCGAAACTGGCTGTCAAGGAAGTGAGCGACGAGTTCTACCGGCAAGTCGGCAAGTCTGTCGTCACCCGGCTGTTCATCTGGATCGGCCTCTTCATGGTCGGCTTCGGCGCCGCGAAGGGCTGGATCATCTTCAAGGTATGAACGAGTCCAGCCTCAACCGGCTGGCCGGCGTTCACCCGGACCTGCGCGCGGTCATCCTGCGCGCCGCAGAGCTGCCGGACGACGCTCCGTTCAGCTTCGTCGTGACGGAGGGCCGCCGCACCATCGAGCGACAGCGGGAGCTGTACGCGGCCGGCAAGTCGCAGACGATGGCGTCTCGTCACCTGACGGGCCACGCTGTCGATCTCGCGGTCATCATCGGCGGCAAGGCGGAGTGGGCGCTGCAGCTCTACACGCAGCTCGCGCGCATCGTTGGCTTGTCTGCCACGGCGCTGAACATCCCGGTCGTGTGGGGCGGCTGCTGGGTCAAGGTGAACGGCGCCGGAGATCTCGACGACGAGATGATCGAGTACATGCAGCGCTGCAAGAGGGAGGGGCGTAGGCCGTTCATCGACGGCCCGCACTTCGAGCTGGACAAGTCGGTTTATTCGTAGCCATCAACGCAAGGAGGCGTTCATGCTGATCTATCTCGCGAGTCCGTACTCGCATCCGGACCCTGCTGTCATGGAGCATCGCTACGAGGTGGCGTGCAAGGCAGCAGGGAACCTCATGAAGCAGGGCAAGTGCGTGTTCGCGCCGATCGCACACTCGCATCGGATCGGGCAACTGCTCGGCCAGTCGACGGACCACGGCTTCTGGCTGAAGCAGGACTTCGCGATCCTCGACAAGTGCGACGAGATGATCGTCCTGATGATCGACGGGTGGAACCACTCGTTCGGCGTGGCCGAGGAGATCAAGCGCTGCAAGGAGCACGGCAAGCCGGTGCGCTACCTGTTCCCGGGCGATCTGGGGGTGGGTCCATGAGCACGAAGGACACGAACCCGAAGGACGCGATCGGCGCGCTGAAGGCGAAGCTGTCCGTCATCCCGGCCGGCGTGATGTTCGACGTGGGCCTCGGCCTGCTCGAAGGCGCGTGCAAGTACGGGCGCCACAACTACCGGGGAGTCGGCGTGCGCGCCAGCGTGTACTACGACGCGACGATGGGTCACCTGATGGACTGGTGGGAGGGTGAGGACATCGACCCGGACAGCGGCTTGTCGCACGTCACGAAGGCGATCGCATCGCTCGTGGTACTGCGCGACGCCATGATGCAGGACAAGCTCACCGACGACCGGCCGCCGCGCTCGAAGGTGCTGAAGCGTGACTTCAACGATCGAGCCCGAGAGATCATCGAGCGCCATGCAGACAAGACACCGCACCACTGGACGATCGCCGACAAGGCCGAGTGACGACCCCCTTGGCCCGGAGGAGCGCGCGGCAGGGCAGACGATCGCGCTCCTCCTGCTCGTGATGTTCGTCGCCCTGTTCGCTGCTGCCTTGACGTGAGGACGAGATGGCGAAGCCGAAGCCGAAAGAGCCGATGGTGCCAGCGTACCCGATCACCGACGAGGAGGTGAAGGAGTTCGATCGCCGCCTGCGCGTGTGGCAGAAGCGATTGCACCTGATGAACTGGCGCTTCTCGCGCGGTCGACGCCGACCAGTGGCGAACCTAGCCGACGTACGGTGCTACCCGGAACATCGACTCGTGCGGTATTGTGTTGGACGTGACTGGGGATCGACGCCGCCAGAGGAGAACGCGATCGAGAAGCTGGTGGTGCACGAGCTGATGCACGTGCGGCTGAACCAGATGCTCGACACGGCCTTCAAGGCGAAGTCGTACAACGAGGCGGTCCAAGGAGAAGAGCATGACGTCATCGTAGTGTTCGAGGAGGTGCTGGTTGGGATGTCCCGCAAGATCGAGAAGCAGGAAGCCGAGATCGCGGAGTTGAAGAGGCAACTTGAAACGATGAAAGGTACACATGGCAGCCAAACCGCTTAGTCCCGAAGTTGCAAAGCAAACGATCGCAGCAGTGAAGAAGTACGGAACGGAGGTGGCAGCAGCGAAGGCGCTCGGCGTCTCGCGCGCCACGCTGCAGTCGCGGCACCGCACGGCGAAGCAGATGGCGCAGGACGGATTCGCGGCCGCCTCTCTGCCACTCGACGAGCAACCGAAGGAGAAGCTGGTTGCCACGATCGTCGACCTGAAGGCGCAACTCCTGAAGGCGAAGTCGGCGCCGACGCTCGACGAGGAGTACGTCAAGGGCAAGATCCTCGGCCTGACGAAGGAGCACTTCGACGTGCCGGAGTGGGTCACGAAGATGCCGAAGCGGGCGAGCGAGGTGACCGGGGTGCCGATCCTGTTCGCGTCCGACTGGCACTGGGGCGAGACGGTCGACCCGAACCAGATCGGCGGGGTCAACAAGTTCGACATGGAGATCGCGCACCGCCGGGCGCAGACGCTGATCGAGCGGGCGATCGACCTGTGCTTCAGCCACCTCGCCAAGCCGCGCTACGACGGCATCGTGTTCGCCCTCGGTGGAGACATGGTCTCGGGCTCGATCCACGAGGAGCTGGAGATCACGAACCAGAAGCCGATCATGCCGGTCGTGGTCGACATCATCGGCGTCCTCATCAAGTGCATCGACCGACTCGCCGACGCCTTCGGCCGGGTCTTCGTGCCGTGCGTCACCGGCAACCACGGCCGCAACCACAAGAAGCCGCGCGCCAAGGACCGGGTGTTCGACAACTTCGACTGGCTGATCTACCAGCTCCTCGCCAAGCACTTCGACGGCGACGCGCGAGTCACCTTCCTGATCCCGGACGGAAGCGACGCCAGCTTCGCGGTCTACAACCACCGCTACCTGCTGACGCACGGCGACCAGTTCCGGGGCGGCGACGGGATGATCGGCATGCTTGGCCCGGTCACCCGGGGCGACATGAAGAAGCGCGCCCGCAACGCCCAGATCGACCTTGAGTACGACACCATGATGATCGGGCACTGGCACCAGCTCCACATGGGCACGCGCACGATCGTCAACGGCTCGCTCAAGGGGTACGACGAGTACGCTGCGGCGAACAACTTCGGCTTCGAGATCCCGCAGCAGGCGCTGTGGATCACGCACCCGACGGAGGGGATCAGCTTCCGGATGGAGGTGCACCTCGAAGAGAAGCGCTCGGCGATCCCGAACCGGGAGTGGGTGGCGGTCCGGACTTGAACTTCTACCCCGGGGGGTGGCATGATCCCGGGACAACGACAGGAGGTGGACATGGACTTCAAGGATTTCGACTGGAAGAGCGCCGTCAAGACGGTGGCTCCGGGGCTCGCCACGCTGCTCGGCGGGCCTCTGGCTGGCGGTGCTGTCACCGTCCTCGCCGAGGCGCTTCTGGGGGGCTCTACGGGCTCCAAGGAAGGCGATGAGCTGGCGATCCAGCAGAAGCTGGCCGCCGGCATGACGCCGGAGGACAAGGCGAAGATCCTGCTGGCCGATGCCGAGATCCGGAAGGAAGTCATCCGGGCCGGGATCCGGGAGAAGGAGATCGCGGCCGACGTGGAGAAGACGTACGTTGCCGACGCCGGCGACGCGCGCAAGAACTTCTCCGGCAACGACGGTGTCCTGCGGCTCGGCATGGGGATCAACCTGCTGAGCTACGTGACGGTCGGCGCGGTGCTGTACGGCTGCTTCGTGCTGCTGGGGGGTGCCTCTGTGACCGTGGATCCCATGCTCGCGGCGGCCGTTGGTTCGGTCGTGGGTGGGGCGGTCCAGTGGGTGATGGCGAACGCCGCTCAGGCGAACGGGTTCTTCTTCGGATCCTCGCCGGGCAGCCGCCAGATGGCGGTCGACCTGAGCAAGGCGGTGGGGGACGCAGCCAAGACCGGAGTCTCGCCGCGCCCCCCGAAGGGCTAGTCGAGCGTGTTGCGGTAGTAGTGCGTGACGTGGGAGCCGCCGTCCAGCAGGACGGTGCCCACGTGCTCGCAGTCGGCGGGGACATAGACCCCGGTGTGGATCGAGCGGATGAAGAGCCACTCCACCGGCGCCTCGTCGTCAACCTCAAGCCAGAGCATCGGGATCTCGATGCCGCTGCGGAGCTGGACCCCGACGTGCAACACCTTGGCCCCGCGATGGGTGCGGATGGAGTCGGTGTTGCCGCCGATGGGGGACAGGCGGTGCTTGTGGATCGTCCTCATGCCGCACCCCGCAGCTTGACGTCGGCCGCCAGCTTCAGGGCCGCGATCCGCCGGTTGCGCCGGCAGTAGTCGCAGCTCCCGCCGTGGCGGCATGACCAGTCGAACCGCCGCGAGTCGCGGTAGTCCTTCCGGTGCTCCTTCCCGTACTTGATCGCCTTCTCAAGGCTCATAGGTCTCCCCCTTGCAGGATGATGACTGCCGACTGGACTAGCTCGGTTGCTTGGCGCAGGCGCCGCGCGTCGCGCGCCGCCATCTCCCGGTACTCCGGGCGGTAGGCGCTGGACGAGCCACACACTGCGGTCTCGATGCTGTTTGCCGTGCTGGACCCAGCCTTGAGCCGGGCCAGCGCGCGTTCGAGTGCAGCGGTCTCGGACCGCAGGATGCTGGCTTCACTCATCGCCGCACCCCAGCGTAGCCAGCTCGTGCTTCGTCGAGATGTCGATGATCTCCAGCTTCATCCACGCCTCGACGTACCTGTTGCGCTGCGCGATCTTGTCCTCGATCTCCCTGCGGAGCCAGTGGTTGTCGATCGCATCGTCGCCGTCCGGAGTGGCCGGCATGCGGCCGTCCAGCGCCTCGGCCACGCAGAAGGCTTCGCACTTGCTGAAGCCGGGGTAGCGACGCTCCCACTCGCTGCAG